GCATACTCAGGAGAAAGAGAAGCAGTTTCAAAAACAGCTAGATGATATGAAAGAGCAACTAGCTAAAGCAACTAAGAAAGAAATGAAGTTGCCTAAGTCTGATGAAGACATAGAAGCATGGGCAACAGAGTACCCAGACGTAGCTAAGATTGTTGAAACTATTGCTATGAAGAAAGCAAGAGAGCAATCACTTGAGCTAGAAAGTAGAATACAGAAGATAGATGAAATGTCTGTTGAAGCTAAGAAAGAGAAAGCTGAAGCAGAACTAATGAAACTTCATCCTGACTTTAATGATATTAGAGATAGTGATGAGTTTCACGATTGGGCAGATGAACAGCCAAAATGGGTACAGGATGCACTTTATGAAAACGACAATGATGCTAGGTCAGCAGCAAGAGCTATTGACTTATACAAAGCCGATAAGGGAATCGGTAAGGAAACTAAGACAAAGAGTAATAAGAGTGCTGCTATGGAAGTTGGCACGAAATCTACAAAGACTAAAGTTGATACTACAGAAGCAGGTAAAAAGATACTTGAGTCTGCTGTTCAAAAGATGTCCTCTGCACAGTATGAAAAACAGGCTGACACAATAATGGAAGCTATTAGGTCAGGCAACTTTGTATATGACATATCAGGTTCAGCTAGATAAATAAAAAATAATGTTGACAAACAAGAATTTATGTATATAACTATACATAACTAGAAGTGTAACACAACCTCACGTTCCCAAACTGAATACTTGTGTTGCACTTTAAACGACACTTTAGAGATTACCCAATTATGTGAGCCTACACAGGAATAGCTATCCTACGTACAACCTCAACGCATGAATGGTCCTTATAAAGTAAAATGACTAAAACTATAGTACACATTCCGTGTACATATGATAAATGTTTAAGGAGATTTAAAAATGGCATTTACAGCAGCAGCTGGTTATGGTAATCTTCCTAACGGTAATTTTAGTCCTATTATTTACAGCAAACAGGTTCAACTTGCTTTCCGCAAGGGGTCTGTCGCTGAAGCTATCACTAACAGTGATTACTTTGGTGAGATTGCTAATATGGGCGATTCCGTTAAGGTTATTAAAGAACCAGAAATAACAGTCAAGGAATATGCAAGAGGAACAACTATTACTCCTCAAGACCTTGATGACGAAGAATTTTCACTTACAATTGACAAAGCTAATTACTTTGCATTTAAAGTGGATGACATTGAAGAAGCTCATTCTCATATTAACTTTCAGCAGTTAGCATCAGATAGAGCAGCTTACAGACTAGCCGACCAATTTGACCAAGATGTACTTGGTTATATGTCAGGTTATAAGCAATCAGCTATACACGGTGCACCTGATACAGCTAATACTACCACTAACGGTACTGTTGCTGTTTCAACTGCAGGTTCTGACGAACTCTTATCATCAATGAAACTTGATGCAGGAGACTTCGGTGGTTCAGCAGGTGATGCTGTAGCTATCTTACCAAGAACAGGTGCGGCTACTTCTGCAGCTCCTGCTAATGGAGATAGAAACCCATTAACTGTTATAGCTAGAATGTCAAGACTATTAGACCAACAGAATGTTGACACTAATGGTAGATGGTTAGTATTAGACCCTGTATTTATAGAAGTACTAAAGGATGAAGATTCAAGATTATTTGATGCAGACTTTGGTGGTACTGGACTACAGAATGGTTTAATCCTAAACAACCTACATGGTTTCAAGGTTTATCAGTCAAACAATCTACCAAAAATAGGTACTGGACCATCTAATACTGGTACTAACAGTTCTACTGACTTTGGTATAATTGTTGCTGGTCATTCTTCATCAGTAGCTACTGCCGAGCAAATCAACAAGACAGAGACTTATAGAGACCCTGATTCTTTTGCTGATATTGTTCGTGGTATGCATTTGTACGGTAGAAAGATACTTCGCCCTGAAGCAATCGCTACTTGTGCTTATCACTTAGCGTAAGGGAGATTGAATTATGGCGAATATTACTGCTGTTCTTAAAGCCGCTTCTGGCAACTCCCAGAGAGGCAGAAACGTATACTATATAGATAATGTTATTGACTTAACTGCTAATAGTATTAATCCTAACGGTGATACCATTCAAGCTATCACAATTCCAGCTAATACTCTTGTTGTGGCTGCAGGTCTTCAGGTTGTAGAAAGTGCAACTCAGAATACTGGTACAGACGCAACAGCATCACTTGGTTTTACAGGTGGTGACGTTGATGAGTTTGTTGCAACTTTTGATATTGATGGTGCAGCCGATGGTGCTTATGCTCCTCAAATTGCAATCACAGGTTTGACTGCTTCTACTTCTGCTGACACTATTGATGTGTTATTAGCAGGTAGTGGTGCATCATTCAGTGCAGGTAAAATCCGTGTATACGCAATGATGATGGATATAGGTGACCAAGGTGATATGTCTGCTGACGAAGTAGATAGAGACACTTTAGCTTAACTTAATGTAAGTGAAGGGCAGCTTTAGGGTTGCCCTTTACAACATGTGATATTATAGGAGATTATAAATGGCTATCACGACTGCAATGTGCACAAGTTTTAAGTCCGAGTTACTAGGTGGCTTACACGACCTTGATACTGATTCACTTAAACTAGCACTTATTAAAGCATCCCCAACAGGTACATATGGTGCTGCTACAACTAACTATTCTGACGTAACAGGTAACTCTGATGAAGCAAGCGGTACAAATTATACTGCAGGTGGTCAAGCACTAGATGGTGCAACTATTGCAACAGATGGTACAACTGCTACTGTAGACTTTACTGACGAAGTATTTGCAAACGTAACTGTATCTGCTGATGGTTGTATTATATATAACACTGCAAATAGTAACTCTGCTATCGCTGTCATCGACTTTGGTGGTACGGTATCTGCTACTGCAGGTGATTTAACTATAGAGTTCCCAACTGCTAACGCATCAAACGCTATTGTTCGTATAGCTTAAAGGAGTAGAACATGTCGTTCTACGGTACTGATGATGGTATTTATGGTGTAGGTAACTATGGCACTGCAAGTTATGGTGTTGTCTCTGCTGACGTTGCTATAACAGGTGTAAGTGCAACTGCTCTTACTCGTACTATACATATAAATGCTTTTGAAGTAGACATCACAGAACCACTTAATGTTACACCTGCTATTACAGGTTCTATAGGTACATTAGAGCATAGTAATACTGTAACACTTTCAAGTGTGGTTGGTACAACTAGTGTAGGCACAGTATCTCCAAATATAGATGTTTATCTGACGGGGGTAAGTGCTACAGGTGCTGTCAACACTGTAGCCAACCATGTAACAGAAAAACTTACAGGCGTTGTAGGAACATTTACTGTAAACGCAGCAGGACTTAGTATTAGGTCTATTAACCGTGTTCCTGTGACAGGTTCGCCTATGACAGGTTCTATAGGTACGTTAAGTCCTAATGTAGATGAGCCAATTGCTACAGGCGTTATAGGAACTACAGCAGTAGGTTCTGTTCAGGTTAATATTGCTGAAAAAGTATCAAGTGTATCTGCAACAGGTGGCATAGGTTCTTTAGAGCACAGTAATACTGTAACACTAATAGGTGTTGAAGGTGTAGGTCAAGTTGGTGAAGTAGAAGACCAACCACTAGAACGAATAGCAACAGGTGTATTTGCAACGGGTGCTATAGGCTCATTAACACTTCATACTACTGCAGGTCTTACAGGTGTGGTTGGAACATTTTCAGTTGGTACTCCTACAATAACAGGAATAATTTTTAACTTTGTTGCGGATGACTATGACAGAAAAAGAGTTGTGTACATACCAAGACAAGATACAGTGGCTGAACGAAGAGTTGCTGCATAGGAGAACTTAATGTCATTTCGTTGGACAACAAAAGACCCAGATGAAAGTTTAGATTATAGTATTGATTGGTCTAGGTTTTTAGATTCTGCTACGATATCATCTGTTACATGGTCAGTTCAAACACCTGAAATAGGTAAGACAACGTTAGCTGCAGGACAAACACTAACAACTGCGTCATCTAATGCTGTAACTGACAGTATACAAAATATAGCTCAAACTAATACAGATACAGTAGCCACTATTAATTTAGGTGGTGGGGTACTTAATCGTGAATATATTTTTACATGCAACATAGTTGACAGTACAGGAAGTCAAGCAGAAAGAACTGTTAAGATGCGAATAAGGGAAAATTAATGGCTTATAATTATTTAGAACTTGTTAATCAAGTAAATCGCAGATTAAATGAAACAGAGCTAACATCAAGTAACTTTGCTACTGCTACAGGTTTTTATGCTCAAGTAAAAGATGCAATCAATGCATCTCTTCGTGATATTAATCAACATGAATTTAATTGGCCCTTTAATCATGTAGAACAAGAAGATACACTATCTGCTAATGTAACAAGATACTCATTTCCTCAAGATGCAAAGCTAGTTGACTTTGATAGCTTTAGAATAAAAGAAAACGCAACACTAGGTAATGCAACAACAAAACTAGGCATCATAGCCTACGAAGAATATTTAGATAAATATGTAGACCAAGAATATAATACTAATGGTAGAAGTGGCGTACCACAAATGGTGGCACATGGACCTGCTTTAGAATATATACTTACTCCTGAACCCGATAAGGCATATACACTTGTGTATGAATACTATCGTGTTCCTGTAGATTTAATTCTGCACGATGATGTTCCTGCTGTTCCTGAAAGATTTAAACATATTATTGTTGATGGTGCAATGCACTATGCTTATTTATTCCGTGGTAATTCACAAGACGCAATGGTAGCCAAACAAAAGTTTGATGAAGGTATAAAGAATATGCGTATTGTATTAATCAACAGAACATATTATTTGCGTTCTACAATGATACCACAGAATACAGGTGGTGGTAGGATGGGATTTTCTAGGTCTGTTATCTAATGGCAGACGCATGGCAAACCCATTCATTTGAATTTAAAGGTGGCTTGATAACAAACCTTTCTCCTTATCAGCAAGGATTTCAAGCACCTGGTTCAGCACGTATACTGCGTAACTTTGAGCCTTCTATATTCGGCGGATACAGAAAAGTAGAAGGATACGAAAAGTTTGATACGTCTACTATTCCAAATACAGGTCTTATTAGAGGTCTTCATAGGTATGGTGACGCTGTATATGCTGTACGAGGAAATGACCTATTTAGGTCTAGTGGGTCAGGATGGACACAGATAAGTGACAATGCAACTTACAATAGTGCAGGTGTTACAGTTGGTGGTTCAAGTAAAGTAAGATTTGTAAAGTATGATTTTGATGGCACAGAAAAACTTATGCTTGTTGATGGAGCAGGTAAGCCTTACAGATTTGATGGAACTACCTTTGAACAATTAAGTTCTTTACCAGTAGATGTATTAGGTGCAAGTTTTGTAGTAAATTTTAAAAACCACATAATGTTTGGAAACGGAAAAAATCTAGTCTTTTCTGCACCTTATAAAGATAACGACTTGACAATTGCTAATGGGGGTGGTATACTCAATATAGGAGACACAATTACAGGTTTAATAGTTTTCCGTGAGCAATTAATTATATTTAGTGAAAACAGTATAAATGTACTTAACGGTAATAGTGTAGCTGACTTTATACAACAACCTGTGTCTCGTGATTTAGGTTGTGTAGCTGAAGATACTATTCAAGAAATAGGTGGCGATGTTATATTTTTAGGACCTGATGGGTTAAGATTATTCTCAGCCACAGATAGAATAGGTGACTTTAGTCTTGCTGCGGTATCAAAACCAATACAGGCTGAAATACTAGATTTAGTTAGTAGTAGTCCCGTTGGTTTTACTAGTACAGTTATTCGTGAAAAAAGTCAGTACAGAATATTTGGTTTTAACGCAGGGTACACAAACGATGCAGCAAAAGGAATTGCAGCAACTCAGCTAGAAGGTGGCTTATCGTTTAATGACTTACGTGGCTTTAATGTTTACGTAGCTTATAGTGAATACGATGGGCGAAATGAATTTGTGTATTTTGGTGCAAGTGATGGATATGTGTATCGTATGGAGCAGGGAAATAGTTTTGATGGAACACCAATACCTGCAACCTTTGCGACACCCTTTATTCCTTTAGGTGACCCAAAGGTTCGTAAGACTATATATAAGAGTACTACTTATTTAGATGCAAACGGTGAATTTGACTTAAGAAAAACACTTAAATTTGATTTTGACCAACCTAATTCAATTCAACCTAATTCAATTCTTTTGTCTAGTGATTCGGCAGGTTCGACTATCTACGGCTCAGGAACTTTTGGAGCATCTACATTTGGTGGAAAACAACAAAGTTATTATGAAGTGCAAACAGTAGGTTCAGGTTTTACTGTCTCTGTTATATACGAAACTGATGAAACAAACGTAGATACGACATTTACTATAGACGCTGCTACCCTGCAGTATATTACCAACGCTAGGAGATAAAAATGGGAAACGGATATACTCGTAATGATACAGCAAATAATATTGCTGATGGTAACGTGATTAATGCTTCAGACCTTGATGGTGAGTTTGATGCCCTACAAAGTGCTTTTAATGGCACAACAGGACACTCACACGATGGTACATCAGGTGAAGGACCACAGATTGCTGCGGGAGGTATAGCAAGTAACGCTGTAACAACTGCAAAAATATTAGATGCCAATATCACAACAGCAAAAATTGCAGACGCAAATGTGACCACAGACAAGATAGCTAACGATGCTGTTACACTTGGAACTAAAACATCAGGTAACTATGTGGCTGCAGGTGCAACATCAGGAACAGGCATAAGCGGTTCTGTATCGTCTGAAGGTGGTACATTTACTGTTACATCAAATGCTACTAATGCTAATACAGCAAGTACGATTGTTGCTCGTGATGGCAGTGGTAATTTTAGTGCAGGTACAATTACTGCCACACTTACAGGCAACGTTACAGGCAACGTTACAGGTGATGTGACAGGAAATGCTGACACAGCCACAACACTTGAAACTGCACGAACTATTGCAGGTCAATCTTTTGATGGTTCAGCAAACATTACTATCGCTTCAACTGATTTATCTGACAGTGGTTCAATCAATGCTACTACACTTGACAGCCTTGACAGTACACAGTTTCTACGAAGTGATGCAGCAGATACCAAAACATCAGGTGATTTATCTTTTAGTGATAACGTGAAGGCTGTGTTTGGTGCAGGGTCTGACTTACAGATTTATCATAGTGGTTCTAATAGCTTTATAGACTCAGATGGCGTAGGTGTTTTGTTTATTAGACAAAATGTTAATGACCAAGATATTCGAATACAATCAGACGATTCTGCTGGTGGTTTAGCCACATATATTCAATGTGATGGCTCTACAGGCGTAGTGACACTGAACTATTATGGAAGTACCAAACTTTCTACTAAAACAGATGGTGT